CGACGGATGGATTATGAAGATGCGCAGCTTAAAAACTGATGAGATTGGAAGTCGCTTTTAAAAGCCCGCGTGTGTTTTTTTTGTTCTGGTGTTCGATTTTAATTGCTTTGTGCTTGCTCCCGCGTTACGTTTGGGAAATGCATGATAAGATAGTTGCGTGTAAACCCCTGCCAGCGTTGGCGGGGGTTTTTTGTGTTGCAGGTATTCGAAGGTAGTCGGTAGCGATGCCCATGCGCCCACCGAGGATTTGTAATTACCCAGGCTGTAGCAAGCTGGCACACTCTGGCGCGTATTGTGAACGGCATCAACAGCAAGCTGCGGCATCAGAACGTGAGCGCAAGCGGGGCGTCGATGCGCGTCGGGCTAACAGTCCGGTCCGGCGCTGGTATCAGTCATCGCGCTGGAAAGAAAGCCGAAAGCGGTTTTTGATGTTTCATCAGACATGCGCAGTCTGCGGCAAACCGGCGCGGGTCGTTGACCACGTTATCCCCCACCAAGGCAGAGAAGAATTGTTCTGGTCACAAGACAACTGGCGACCGATGTGCAAGAGCTGTCATGATAGGAAGACGGCCCGCCGTGACGGTGGATTTGGCAACCCTGTGCGGCCTTTAAGGGCGTGACGCCCTCCACTTGCGCACCTCCCGCTTTCGCTTTGTGTGGCCTCAGGCAGGGGATGGGGGGTAGTTTAAATCCCTACGCCTTAGGGGGCTACTCCGCGCTGGGGAAGTACATTTCTACGTGACCGAATTAAACTTTCGGATTCGATTTTTTTAAGGTAATTGAAATGGCGGCTTCGGGTCAAAAGCCCAAACCGAATTCTTTAAAGCTTGTCAGCGGATCGCGGCGCTTCAACGCAGAGGCCCCAGAAGATGTTGGGGAACTTATGCCCCCGCCAGAAGATTGGTCCGCGGGGCAAAAAGCTCTCTGGTATGAAGTTGTGAACGCCGCCCCGGCGAGTGTTCTATCAGAGAGTGACCGTTTTCTTGTTGAATTAGCGGTGCGCAATCTCGCAGAAATCCGTGCTTCTGTCATCGTGACGGCAGCACAATCTGCAGAAATGCGTCGATGCCTTGGAGAAATGGGGATGACGCCAGCTGAGCGCGGACGGCTTTGTGCGCAAAAGCCCGCGGCGAAGAACCCGTTCGCAGATCTGTGACAGCGAAAGATCACGCGGCGATCGCGCATCAATATGCGTATAATATTGTAAAAGGAAAGATCGCCGTTTGCAAGTGGGTCCGACGAGCTTGTCAACGGCATCTTGACGATTTAGAAATCGGTAAATTCACGTTCGATGCTGACAAAGCGAACAGAGCGTGTCGGTTCATTGAATTGCTGAATCATACAAAGGGGGAATGGAGTAAAAGAGGCGAGCAGATCCGGCTGGAGCCCTGGCAGTCTTTCCTCGTCGCTTCGATTTTTGGCTGGCTGAAGCAAGATGGTTCGCGTCGGTTCCGACGGGTTCTCGTGCTCGTCCCCCGGAAGAACGGGAAATCGGCACTGGCTGCGGGTATCGCGCTTTATATGCTTGTTGCAGACAACGAAGCTGGCGCGGAAGTCTATAGTGGCGCGACAACAGAGAAGCAAGCTTGGGAAGTGTTCCGTCCCGCGCAGATCATGGCGCGGAAGAACCCACAATTGCTCGAACATTTTGGGCTTGAGATCAACGCAAAGAGTTTGTTCGTGCCGGAAACCGGATCTCGTTTCGAACCGGTAATCGGGAACCCAGGTGACGGAGCCTCGCCGTCTTGTTCTATTGTTGATGAGTATCACGAGCACAAGACCGACGCTTTGCTTGACACCATGGAAACCGGCATGGGCGCGCGGACTCAGCCATTGTCTTTCATTATTACGACGGCTGGTGATAATCTCGGGGGGCCGTGTTACGCCCTTCAGATTGATGCGCAGCGCATACTCGAAAAGCATGTGGAGAATGACGGCTTCTTTGCTTTGATTTATGGCACTGACCCGGAGGACGATTGGACGACCGAAGCGGCCCTGAGGAAAGCCAACCCGAACTATGGCATCTCTGTCGGTGGCGATTTTCTGGCCGCGAAACAAGCCGAGGCTCGGGAAACTGCGCGGAAACAAGGGACTTTTAAAACGAAACACTTAAATATGTGGGTCGGCGCCAGAGATGCTTATTTCAATGTCCAAAAATGGAGTGAATGCGCGAAGCGGGACCTACGATTAGAAGATTTTGAGGGCCAGCCTTGCTTTATCGGAATGGACTTAGCGTCGAAAGTTGACATTGCTGCTCTTGAGATCTTGTTTCCGCTTGATGACGGCAGTTTCGCACGATTTGGCCGCTATTATTTGCCCGAGGCTCGTCTTGAAGACGGAGAAAATGACCATTACCGCGGCTGGGCGATTGACGGTTGGCTGACGGTGACGGACGGTGAGATCATTGATTTTAAACAGATTCGTGATGATATCCTTGATTTCGCTGTGCGCTTCGATGTCAGTGAAATTGCTTACGATCCGCATCAAGCGACAATGCTTGTGACAGATCTTATGGAACAAGGGTTGCGCTGCATCGAAGTGCGTCCGTCGGTTCTTAATTTCTCCGACCCAATGAAAACGCTGGATGGCTTTATTCGTGCTGGCAAAATCCGCCATGCGGGGGATCCGGTCATGAGTTGGATGGTGTCAAATGTCGTTGCTTCAGAAGACGCAAAAGAGAATGTCTACCCACGAAAAAATCGCAACGAGGATAAAATTGACGGAGTTGTGGCCCTGCTGATGGCTTTGAATCGGACATTGTCTGGCGCTATTGAAGACGCGCCGCCGGAATTGTCCTGGGCATGATCTGGCCTTTTCGTGCTCGCGCCCCCGCTGAACGTGTTGAGCCACTGTTGTTTGTGCCGCAAGATGCTGTCCAGCCATCAGACCATCCGCGATCTGACAGTGCGCATATTTTTGCCGGTTACGGCGTCGTAGACCCCGGTCGCGTAACGCATGAAGAGACTTTGCGGTTAGCGGCGGTCTGGTCGGCGGTGAATGTGATCGCTTCTGCACTCGCATCAAGTGACTGGGATGTCTTCGAAAAAGAGCCGAGCGGCAAGCGTCTAGATCGCTCTAATTCCGCGCTGTGGCGATTACTGAATGTCGCCCCAAATGCTGAAATGACGGCTTTTGCATTTCGCGAAGCGATGGTGATTCAAGCCCTCCTTTTCGGAAATGCCTATGCCGAAATTCAGCGAAACATGGCGGGGGGTCCCGCTGCGCTATTTCCGGTTGACCCCGAGCGGACAAAGCTTGAACGGCAAAACGGCGCGTTGATATTGAAAGTGCAAAACCATTCCGGCGGCGCTGTCGCGGTGCCATACAAAGATGTTTTTCATCTGCAAGGTCCATCTTTAGACGGCCTAGCGGGCTATGATCTTGTGTTGATGGCTCTGCGCCCGCTGTCCGCTGGGATCGCGATGGAACGCTATGCTTCGAGCTATTTCAACAACGGCACAGCTGTTGGGGGCGTTCTTTCGACAGAGCAAAAACTAACGAAAGATCAAAGAGAGCAGTTACAAGAATCGATTGATAAGCGCCATAAAGGCCCGGAAAAGGCATTTAAATTCTTGATCGCAGATGGCGGCATAAAATTTCAAAACTTTGCTTCTGATCCGAAAACCGCGCAGTTCATCGAACAGCGACATTTCATCATTGAAGAAGTATGCCGGTTCTTCAATGTGCCGCCGCACAAACTTCACCACAATGTTCGCTCGACTTTCAACAATATTGAGCATCTCGGAATTGATTTTGTTCGATCTTGCCTGACCCCGTGGGCGGAGCGGCTCAGGCAAGAGGCAGACAAAAAGCTGACCCCGCGCCGGAACGCGCATCTGCGCACGCGCATTGACTTGGCCTGGCAAGCCGAAGGGGACGCGCAGTCACGAGCGCAAGTTGATAGCACACTCGTCAATAGCGGTCTGGCGACCCGGAATGAGCGGCGGCAAGTGCGCGGATTGAACAGTCATTCAGACAAGAATGCGGACGCACTGACAGTGCAGACCGCAATGGCGCCAATCGATACTCTGACCTCTACGGAGACCTCCGGAAATGAAAATCCATCTTAAAGCCGCGGATAGGGATGTCGGTGAAATCTATGTCTACGACCAAATCGGGGTGGATTCCTGGGGCGAAGGTGTCGGCGCGAAAGATTTCGCCAGCGCCGTAAAAACGCTTGGGGATGTCTCTGCCATCAATCTCTACATCAATTCCGCGGGCGGCAGCGTGTTTGAAGCCGTCGCGATGCAAAGCACATTAGAACGTCATCCCGCGCAAAAGTTGGTGTTTATTGATGGTCTGGCGGCCTCGGCGGCATCAATTCTCGCGATGGTTGGTGACGAAATCACCATCGCCGCAAATGGCATGATGATGATCCATAATCCATGGGCTTTTGGCCAAGGTGAAGCCGATGATTTCCGTAAGCTTGCGGAAAATCTCGATAAAATCCGTTCAAGTGCGGCACAGGCTTACGCAAAACGCTCAGGCCAGAATGTCGCGCAAATCGAAAAATGGATGGATGCGGAAACGTGGATGTCAGGTCAAGACGCTGTCGATAACGGCTTCGCGGACCGACTGTCCGCGCCTGTTGAGATTGCAGCGATGGCGGCTCTTGATGTTGCTCACTTTCGGAACGCTCCGGATCTGTCTTCTGGAAATAAGCGCGAAGACTTGCAGCAGAATTTGCTGATTGCGCGAGCGCAAGCGCGTGCAGTCCGCTTACGCAGTCACACTACTCATAAGCTCTAAAAGGGAAATGTCTTTATGTATGCTGCTCACACGCCATCCTTCGCCGATTTAGCGGCGCACATCCCGACAGAGGTTCTGGCTTCTATCCGGCTTGAAGCCACGACTGTCATGAAGCTGCAAGATGAATTGCAAGAACTTCTTGCGCAAATGAAGACGATTCAAGCCCGTGCTGACGCAGAACAGCGCCCGCTTTCAAGCGAAGAAACGCAAGCTGTTACAGATCTTTTTGCGCAATTTGAAAGTCTTGAAGCCGATATTCAGCGCCGTCAGAATCTTGCAGATGCAGAAGCGCGGTTGGAGGCGCCCTTGGCGCGTAAAGCTGAGCCAGATATGCCGAAGCATTCTGCGGTGCAAGCGAGCCGTGTGAACGCCGTACCGATTGATAAAAGCGACCAAGAGCGGCATGGTTTCCGGCATATGGGCGAAATGGCACTCGCAGTGATGGAAGCGTCTAGCGGCCACGGGGGGAAGGACCCCCGCTTGATTATGAATGCGCCGTCCGATTTTGCGAGAGAAAGCGCTGGAAATGAAGGCGGTTATCTAGTGCCGCCGGAGTTCCGAAGAGAAATCGAACAAAAAGTGTATGCGGAAGGATCTTTGATCGCGCGCACAGACCAGATGCGCACCGGCGGCAATAGTATGTCTCTGCCGGTTGATGAATCTGCGCCGTGGGAACCCGGCGGCGTAAAAGCGTATTGGGTCGGGGAAGGCGGGCAGTATACGTCTAGCAAGCCTTCTTTACAAACTATTGACGCAAAACTCGGAAAGCTCGGCTGTCTTGTCCAAGTCACTGAAGAACTTCTTGACGACGCTCCCGCTTTGGGGGGCTACATCATGTCAAAAGCCCCTGCTGCGATAGACTGGATGATCTCAGAAGCCATTTTTGAGGGGACAGGGGCGGGGCAGCCGCGCGGGCTTCTTGATTCCGGCTGTATGGTTACGGTTCCGAAAGAAACGGGCCAAGCTGCGGATACAATTACTTACAACAATATTGTGGATATGTGGGGCCGTCTCTACAGCCGTTGTCGTCAAAATGCTGTCTGGTTAGCGAACAGCGATTTAGAGCCAGAGCTGATGAAGATGGTGGTTCCGGGGGGGCCGGGGACACCCGCGTATCTCCCTCCTGGGGGGTTGTCCGCTTCACCGTATGCAACGTTAATGGGCCGCCCGGTCATCCCGCACGAAGTTTGTAAAGCTGTCGGTGACAAAGGCGATCTCGTGTTAGTCGATATGAGTAAATATCTGACTTTGACGCGAGACGGCGGGTTCCGTGCGGCTACCTCAATGCATCTTAATTTCGATTGGGACGTTCAGACGTTCAAATTTACAGTAAGAATCGGCGGCATGCCGTGGTGGCAAAAACCGATCACACGGAAAAATGGCGGGAATGATCTGTCATGTTTTGTTTCTCTTGAAGACCGTGCATAAAGGTTGCTGCTATGAGTGTTTTTAATCAATTGCCGAGCGAAGTGGTCGCTCTTCTAACACATGTTGACCCCGACGCGCTGCCGCCAGCCGCATACGCTTCTGGGTGGATAGATCTGGGAAAATTTGAAGCAATTCTGGCTGTCGTTATGGCCGGTGCTCTCGGGACATCTGCTACGATTGATGCAAAGCTGGAACAAGCTATAGATGAAATCGGAGCCGGGGCGAAAGATGTGCCGGGCAAAGCCATTGCCCAGATGAGTCAGTCAAGCACACAGGCTCTAATCAATTGTCGCGGGTCTGAATTGGACATGAATAGCGGCTACCGGTTCGTGCGTTTGTTCATGAACATCGGCGGGGCTTCGAGCGATGCCGGGGCCTTGATTCTAGGCCTTGGGGCGTGGCATTCACCGGCTTCTCTTCACAATGCGGTTACCATTACGGAGATCGTCACATGACGGTGAAAAATGTTCGCTTTCTCGAAGATGCTGTCGTGCGGGATCATGCCGGTGTCACCGTTGATTCTTTCAAAGCCGGGAAGACCTATGATCTATCGAGCGAAAGTGCGCGGCGGTGGGTCCGGCGGGGCAAAGCAGAGATTGTTCCAGTTGATGCGCCGGTCTCGGCCTTGCTTCCAGACGCGCTTATCGAAGAAGAGGCCCCCTCCGGTCTTAAACAAGAGCCTGACGCTGAATCAGAACCGGCGCAACCGAATCGTCGGCGGACATCTAAGCGGTGATTTTGAAGAGGGCGCTGCTCTACGAACCTTTGTTCTGCGATATAGATACGATCAAGCGAGAACTCGGCTCTGTGTCGTCTGAAGATGAAGCCGTCTTGCATGATTTGATTTTGCAAGCATCTTCGGCTTTGCAAGATCATCTTGACCGTGTTCTTGTCGCTCAAGATCTTGTAGAAGCTGTCATTGTCTCAAGTGTCCGAAGTTTTCGCTTATCTAGCAGACCTGTTTTTGGCGCTGTCGAAGTGCTGTTCAATGATGATTTGCTGAAAGACATAATCGTTGAGGCAGAAAGCGGCGTTGTTTCGCAGTCAGATTTTTCACCGTTGCCAAGCGGTCGCTACTGTATCTCTTATTCGGCAGGGTATGTGCCGCCGGGAAAAGATGGCCGAACCTTACCTCCGGCGATCGAGCGTGCTACTGCCGAGATCGTCAAATATTGGTATCACGCAAGATCCCGCGATAGCGTCGTCCGCTCTGAAAAAGTGGACGTGCTGGAAACCGTTTATTTTCAGAACGCAAGCCTGGGCGGTTTTCCGCCAGGCATCGAAACCCTTCTTGAGCCGTATCAATCCTACAGGTGATATCTATGCCTTTCTTGAGCCCGACCAGCGCCACGGACCACCCTCTCGGCGCAACAATCGACTATGAGCTTGATCTGTCTGCTGAAATTGAGCGCGTAGAACCTGGGGGGACTATTGATACCGTCACCGGTATTACCTGGATTGACCCGCCGGGGCTGACAGTTACCGCCGCAGCTTTAGAAATCTCCGGCACTATGATCCGTCGCAGAATTTCCGGTGGGATGCGCGGGTCGGTCTATAGCTTAAAAGCTTTGGTTCCACTCAATAGCGGCGAAGTCATTGCTGCTGCTGCTGATATTCGAGTGATCTGATGACGACGGCGACACCGGGTTTCGCGTGCTATCAGAGCCTCGGTCATGTGCCGACAGTTCTTATTAGAGCGACGGTTCATCCGGGGTTCTGTCAAGAGACGACGCAGCGATCGATCGCCGCAGCGATTTACGGCCACACTGTCTCCGCTGGATTCTGTCGAGCTAGAAGTGCCTGCTATGTCCCTTGGCGCGTCCAGACAGCCGTCATGCCGACTCCAAAAGCGCGGACTCTAACTTTGTAAAGGCTAAAAAATGGCAGCAGGACCGACGATTCTTTATCACAATGCCCGTCTTGCGATTCTGGACGGCAGCATTGATTTGCTAAATCATTCTTTGCGTGTCGCTCTACTGAAACCGTCCTACACCCCAGACCTCGCGCACATGGTCTGGGCGGATGTATCAGCACATGAATGCGACGCGAGTGATTATGGCCAGCAAACTCTTGAAACAAAAGATCTATCTTTGAACAGCAACGTTGCGCGGCTAGATGCTGCTGATATCAGCTTCGGCAATCCGGTGACAATGGCTGCGAAATATGCAGTGATTTATGATGATAGCAGTCCGACTGATTTGCTGATCAGCTATGTCGACTTGGAAACGACTAACAGTAACGGCGTTTCTTCGACCTCATCTGAGTTTCGCATCCAGTGGAATGGCCAAGGACTTTTCGGATGGGGGCCTTAAGCTATGGCGACATTGCCCCCAAAAGATCCAGATGAGCTACTTGACTACCGGTTTGACTGGGCTGGCCGTCTTGAAGGCGATCCTATCGCCGGGGTGGAATTTCAGGTTTCTGCGGGGCTGGACATCCTCGACACAGAATTTGATCAAACCAGCGCTTCGCTTTGGCTTCAGGGCGGCACTGCTGGAGAAACGGCGAAAGTCACTTGTCGCGTTCGAACCGCGACAGGCCGGACTTTAGAACATAGCGCTGAATTGCCGATCCGTGAGCGATAAATTGTGAGCAACTGGCGCGCCACAGCTGAACAAGCGCTTCGCATGATCCACAACAAAGGGCGCGTAATCAAAATGCGACGTGACGCGCAAGAATGGGCTGTTCATGCCGTTACTCTGCCAGCGCGAGGCGTTGACGATAGCTTTGTGTCTGGGACTGCGATTCATCAAAATCGACGCACTTTATTAATTGCGGCTGCTGACTGCCGGTTTCCTCCGGCGCCGGGGGACATCGCTCTGTTTGATGACGGAAATTGGTCGGTTATGTCCGTCGATACGGTAAAGCCGGGGACCGTTGCGCTCGTTTATAAAGCGGAAATCCAGCAATGAAGGGATTTTCTGGTGACGTTGAGAGATTTAATGAACTTGTGCAAGAACTGCACCGCCGGAAATGCAAGTCTCTTGCACGCGCGGTAGCAGAAGAAGTCATCGTTTCAACACCTGTAGACACGGGTCGGCTGCGCGGCAACTGGCAATCAAGTTTGAACAAGCGCAAATATGGCTATGACAAGAACGCACGCGATCTATCGGGCGCTGAAGCTATTGCGGCGGCCCGCGCCGTGCTTGAGCGCTATGTGACGGGGGACAAATTCTACTTACGAAACAGTGCGCCGTACATGCTCGCTATCGCAGAAAAAGGATGGTCTGATCAACAGCCGAAACCTGGATGGATCAAACGTGCTGTTACGCGGGCAAGATTGCGGGAAATCCGAGGCTTTAAAAAGAGCGGACGGGTATGACAGCCCGCAGAGACGCTAGAAGCATCTTAGAAAACCATTTTGAAACAAGCTGGGGCAGCAAAACCCCTGTTTCTTTAGAAAATGTCAATTTCAAACCGCCGCATAGCGACCCCTGGGTTCAGCTCTTGCTCGAATGGACCGCATCGCGGCAACCAGCTCTACAGCCTGAACGTATACAACGCTTTTACGGTGACTTTATCGTTATGATTTTTGTCCCGGCGGGTAAAGGGCTGTCCGAAGCAGAAGGATTGGCCGCTGACGTAACAGCGATCCTGTCTCAGCGCATTGTCGACGGCATTACCCTGAAATCTTCTGACAGTCGGGTTCGTGGACCGATCCCACCGGCAACCTTCTGGCAAGCGCGGGTTATCACCCCTTTCTTTTTTGACGAGATGACATATGACTCAATGTGAGCGTCTTTCTGATACATCGACAGCAGTCCTTTGGTATCGCCCGGAGAAATGCTGGGGCGACGCTGCCCCCGGTCCGATGCGCCCTTTGCGAATGACGTCAGAGAGCCTCGGGTTCGAGATTTCGACAACCGTTTCGAACGAGATTGACCCAGCGGCGCAGCGTTCGGATTTGATTCAGACTGGCGCACAAGCGTCTGGTGATGTCGAGTTTGAGCTAAGTTTTGGAACCTTCGAAGACTTAATGGAAGCAACCCTCCGGTCAACATGGCGCAGCCCCGGTCCGCGTGTGATTGATGCAGATGACATCGGTTTTGCCGCGCCGTCAACGCTGACAAGCGGCTCGACAGATCTGTCAGTGTTTCCGGTCGGAACTTTAGTAACTGTTCGCGGCGCGGTTAATTGTGAAAACACTATAGTCACAGCAAGAGTTACGGCGTCTTCAGTCTCAAGCTTAACGCTCGATACAACCAATTTGGTTAGTGAGCCCGCAGGCCAGAAGATCCAGATTCATAGTCGCGGGCAGAGAGGCGGCGATTTTGCAGCTACGGCTCCAGACGGGATCGGGAGCAGTGATGTCGATTTATCTGCTTGGCCCGTCGGCGCGTTGGTCCGCGTTGACGGTTTTGCAACAGATGCGAATAACGGTTTGTTCGAAGTCAAAACGGCAGTAGCATCTGCTTTGACTTTCGAGAACGCGACTTTAGTTTCAGAAACCGGTCCAGCGGATGTGACTTTAGAACTTGCGGGCGTCCGCAATAAAGCTATTCAAGCCGTTGCCTCGGGGAACAAACTGGTTTCAGACGGCAGTTTTTCTTGGACTGATTTCGGGTTGATTCCGGGGCAATGGCTGCGTTTGAGCGGCTTTACTCTAACAGAGAACAACGGCTTTGCTCGAATCTCTGGAGACCCGACCGCAACAGAGCTTCCTCTCGACGGCATTGTTCTGCAAGACGAAAATGCGGGGGGCAGCGCGACGATTACGGTTGAAATCAGTCATTTGCTGCGAAACGGAATTGAGCGCCGATCTTTTGTGATGGAGCGCGAAATCCGCGATAAAGGCTATTTCTGGTGCTGGTCGGGGATGGTGCCGAATTCTATGTCACTCAATATCGGCACTGGGGAAATCCTGGCCGGTTCTTTCAATTTCATGGGCAAGCGGGAAGACCCCGTCGCTCAGACCAGCTCAGGGGCCGGAGACCCAGATAGCGCTACGTTGACCCCGGTCATCAATGCGGTCTCTAATGTTGCGAAAGTCATTGAGAACGGCCAACCCTCCCCCGTTTATTTCTCGGCACTTTCTATTGAAGCGACGAACAATTTGCGTGCTCAGAACGCTATTGGGACCTTAGGGGCGATCGGTGTTGGCTACGGCGTTAGCGAAGTCACCGGCTCTCTAACAGCTTTTTTCAGCAATCCAGATTTCTACAACAAATTCATCAACAACACAGAGACCAGCATCGCTTTTTGCATCCGCGATGCTGAGCACAATGGTTATGTCTTCAGCATGCCGCGCGTGAAATTTAGCTCCGGCGGTGCCGCAGCGAGCGGCGTCGGCGAAGATTTCACAGTAGAAATGGGCTACCAGGCTTTAAAAACAAAAGATGGTAGTGAAACGACATTACAAATCGACCGCTTTCCGACAATCACTCTCTAAAAAATAATGGGGCATTATGGTTCGTCTTTCTGAACTTAAAACAGATGAGAATCTTGAAAATGAAGGCGTCTGGGTGACTCTGCCAAGCAAAATTCGTTTGAAAATTGGGCGGTCTGGCTCAGAAGCGTGGAAACGGGAATACGGAAAAATTCACCGCGAACGCGCACGGGGCTTCCGGCAGGGTAGGGTCCCGGATGATCTTCTTGAAGAAATCGTTTTAGAAGCTATGGCGAGAACTATTTTACTCGGCTGGGAATATATCGAAGATGATAATGGTCTCCCGATCCCTTATAGCGTCGAAAATGCACGCAAGTTACTCAGTCTGCGGGAAATCCGGGACGATGTGACTGCTCTTTCTCAAGAAAATGACTTGTTTCGTGCGGAGCAAATCGAGGACATGGCGGGAAACTGACAAAGGCCCTGAAGTTTCATATGCGTTACGGATCGGATCCACGGAAACGGGCAATGCTCGCGCAGATGGAAACCGAAGGGCATGCTGTTCCTGAAGCCCCTGATATACACGAGCATGAACGATTTTTCTGGGATGGGTTCTGGCGGCTTGTATCGTCTCGATCTATCGGTATGGCTCTCAGCGGCATCCCGGTGAGTGAAATGCGGGCCTATCTTGATCTTGCATGTGTTCAAGATGTTGAAACGCGCATGATGTTTATCGATGTTGTCTCAGCATTAGATAGCGAATTTTTGCAATTGACGAGCGGCAAAAATGGCAGCAGATGAGACCGCAACTTTAGAAGTCGAAGTTGACGGACAAAAAGCTGCGGTGCAAATTCGGCGAACGCGCAAAGATTTCAATCGTTTTGCGCGTGATGCTGAACGGTCAATGTTGCAAGTCCGCAAATCCATGGAGACAGTTGCTCGTTCGGCTCGAATGCTTGCGGCTTCGCTTGTCATAAGCTTCGGCATGCTGAGTCTCGACGGGACTGTTGATCAGTTCGCGCAGTTTGAAAAGCGTCTTATCGCTGTCGGTAAAACGACAAATATGAGCGGTGCGGAACTAAAAGACCTTGGAGCAAATGTTCAAGAAATCGCAGAGCGGGTTCCGGTTGCAACAACAGAACTACTGGAAATTGCGCAAGCGGCAGGCCAACTCGGAATTTCAGGGTCAGACAATATTCTGAAGTTCACAGAAACCATCGGCAAACTAGGGCTTGCGTCGAATTTAGCGGGGGAAGAAGCGGCGACGACTCTTGCGCGTATTCTCGAAGTCACGGGGACAGATGTCAGTCATGTCGATAAGCTCGCTTCGACGATTGTGCAACTGGGGAACAATTTTGCGGCAACAGAAGCGGAGATTGCGTCTGCGACAAAACGGATCGCGCAATCGACATCAGTCTTCAATGTTTCAGCGCGAGACGCGGCGGGCATGGGAGCAGCTTTGCAAGCGCTGGGGGTCGAAGCAGAGCTCGGTGGTTCAGCTGTCGGACGCACCTTCGCGCAGATGAATGCTGCGATTTCAAGCGGATCAGCAAGTTTAAAGGTCTTTGCTAAAGTCTCAGGTCAGTCTGTGGGAGCGTTCAAGCAAGCTTTTCGGGACGATTCTGCCGGAGCGTTTGAAGCTTTTATTGCCGGCCTTGGCAAGATCCAACGTTCCGGCGGTGACGTTGCCGGAGTCTTAAGTGCCGTTAATCTGAAAGGTGTTGAAAATCTTCAAGTCATCGGCACGCTCGCCGGGCGCTATGAGACGCTTTCACGAGCATTATCAATGGCGAAATCAGAATGGGAGAATAACATTGCATTGAACAAAGAAGCTGCTGTTGCTGCGACTTCTTTTTCAGCGCAAATGCAAATTTTTGGCAATGTTCTTGATGCCGCGCTGGTTGAGCTTGGGAGCATGGTCGCGCCGGCGCTCATCGACTTCGCCGATGGCATAAAAACCGCGATTGCCGAAGCGCGCGAAGCAGGCGTTATCGCCGCGCTGGGGCAAACGCTGCATGATGCTTTTGTCGGACTTGCAGCGGTTGCGGAAACGGTCGTTAATAATTTCGAGCTGCTAACGATTGCCGGCACTGCGTTCGTTGGTTTGCGGATCGGCGGAATGGTCACGGCCTGGGTGTCGACATTTGCACAGTTCGCAAAAGCTATCCGCACAGCGGCAGGCGCGCAAGCGGTCTTAAACGCGATTCTTTTAGCGAACCCCATCGGCGTAGTTGTCGCGGCCATCGGCGCGTTGACAGCGGCTATCACATTGAATTGGAATGAATATGTTACGTTAGGCGGTGAAGTCGTTAAAGTTCGAGATGTCGTAAAAGGAACTTGGTTCTTTATTAAAGATGTTGTCACAGCGTCTGTTGCGTCCATTTCTGAAGCGTTTGCTGAAATATTTTTGGGCAATGACCAAATTGACGACTCTTTTAGCGGACTTGCAGACTCTATAGAATCTTACATGCGATTTATCCATACTTTTGTAGCCGCCGGAGTCAACGCAATGCTCAACAGTTTGCTCGGGCTTAAAGAAACGGCAATCGCAGTCGTAAACGAAATTAAAGGTCTGTTTTCAAACGAAGCTGTAAATTCAGGGTTTGACGGACTGCTAAGTCGGATTGAAAAAATCCATAAGCGCGATTTGCTCGGTGAAATCTCAGATAAATTTACGAAGTCCGTAAAAAAAGCTGCTGAAGACCGCAATGAACTCGAGAAGCTAAGCGCGCGAGGCTCCAGGCCATCTGCTCCGGCTGTGAAAAGCTCTCCGAGCGTTCCGCCTGCTGCGCCTTTGGACATTGATAACTTAATCGCCAAAACGAAACTTTTGTCGTCGAAAAGGTCTGTTCCATCTGGTCCATCTGGTCCACGTTCCACATCGGCTCTGTCAGAAGCAGAGAAAGAGCGCAACCGACTGCTGCAAGACGCCAAAGGGCTTTTGTCAAGTGTCGCGACAGCAGAAGAACGGATCAATGAACAGCTTGCAAAAGCCAATAATCTTAGACAACAAGGTTATCTCACTGAGCAGCAATTCGCGACGATTCAACAGCGTCTACAAGAGCAATTGCCCGCGAATATTGCAGCAAGACGAGCGGCTGAGGAAGCCCTCGCAGAGCAGCAAAAGCAAAGGCAGGCTTTGGAACAACAAGCAGATCAGTTGATCAAGCAAACGGTGACTGAAAAAGAAAAGATTTTAGCCTCAGAGCAACAAATCGTCGCGCTGCAACAACAAGGGCTTTTGAATGAGCAGCAAGCGCTGACATTGCGCCAACAAAACGCGGATAAGCTGCGCGAGATTTCGACGGATTGGGTCGACGGTGCCGCCCGCGCTTTTGAAGATTACACAACAAAAGCGACAAACAATGCGGCGCAACTCGAAAGTGTTCTCGGTAATACGTTCAAGGGTGCAGAAAACGCTTTAGCCAATTTTATTACCACCGGTGAGTTTAAATTCGGCAATTTTGTTCAAAGTATCGCGAGTCAAATGGCAAAGATAGCTTCAAGTCAACTCCTTTCCGCCGCGTTCAGTATGTTTGGTATGCCGGGGGCTGGAGGGCTCTTTGCTGGGCTGTTCGCCGATGGCGGGGCTTTTGACGGCGGCGTCCAGAAATTCGCTAACGGCGGGGTCGTAAAATCTCCGACCGTTTTTCCAATGAAAAACGGCGCGGGGCTCATGGGTGAAGCCGGGCCGGAAGCTGTGATGCCGCTCAAACGGTTAAGTAACGGCGCACTCGGGGTTCAAGCCAGCGGTACGGGGGGCGGGGGCCCGAGTGTCGTTACGAATGTCACTGTTAACGTCCAAAGCGGCGCTCCCGGAGAGAGAGAAAACGCATCACAAATGGGCAAAGTCATCTCTCGTGCTGTTGAAGCCCAAGTCACGCAAGTCCTCGGAAAGCATATGCGCCCCGGCGGTGCGCTTAACAAAGGTCTGCAAACGGTATAAGTGCGAAGCGCTCACCATTGAGAGGGCTTTGCGATCACTGTTTTATTTTCAGGCGAACCCCTGGGCCGCCGTTTTCGTCAGCGTCAATGAAGACAGCGCCGGCGGCTTCGAGGGTAGTGCGAATAGTGACTAAAACAGGGTGGCTCGGTATTCGCCTCTCGGCTTCAAAATCACGCACGGAGCTTTCGCCGAGTGAGGCCCCGCTGGCGAGTTGGCGTTGAGACAAGCCGAGAAGGGCTCTGGCGGCCCGGCATTGAGAAGGATTCATAACGAAAAAAACCACGCAATAACGAAAAGCGTTGAAATTATAATTCCATTATGTCATAACGATATTCGTTAGTCTACAGAGATGCTCCGAGGTGCCGTTGTTTCGGAGCCGCGACCGGGCAGGGAATTTATAGAGTTTGGCCGCTCTCCCCGCCCTGGTCGCACCCGTACAACGGCCTTTCGCAAGCACCGCGAAAGGCGGGACACAGAGAGTCATACCATGACAGACTTAGAAAAAGCGAATCCTGTTGTTACTATAAAAAAAGGGAAGGCGATCACCAGCAGCCGAGATGTAGCCGTTGGGTTTGAGAAGCGCCACGGGGATGTCTTACGAGACATTGATAACTTATTGAAAAATCTAACCAGCGCAAATTTGCGTTGGTTCATCCGCTCCGATTATGCCGATGAAAAAGGTGAAACACGCCGCGCTTACGACATGACCCGAGACGGCTTTACACTTCTTGCGATGGGGTTCACAGGCCAAAGGGCGCTGCATTTCAAGCTCGCTTATATCCAGCGGTTCAACGAAATGGAGCAAGCATTGCAGAATGCCGCCGCTCTCGACCTTGAAGACCCTGCTTTCCTCCGGGCTACACTTCTTGACTACACTGACAAAGTGATTGCGCGTTTTGTATTGACAATCTGTCACTGGTGTGAGAGCGTCTGGATAGGGCCTAGAAAACCCTTAACACACAGCAGCGGTTCAAATCGCACCCGACAGGCGATTTACAATCCTAATTCTGTCCGGGGTCCACATGTGCATGTCCAAGGCGCGAGCCTAAAGATGTGTGGGGTCGTTTCTGTTGTGACGGTTTTTCTAGCCCCGGACGCTCGATTGTTGACTAGAAACCAATGGCTTGCGTCCTCCATTTACACACAACAGATCGGAGGTTGCCATGCGTAACGGCAACAAAGGGCGTATTTTGCCTGAAACAATTGCTTTCGAAGATGTGACGATCTCGATTATTGACCGCAGCGGGGCTGCATGGGTGACTGGGCCGGATTTGGCTCGAGCGCTCGGATATGGAAATGCACGCAGTGTCGCCAACTTGTTTGATCGCTACAAAGATGAATTCACTGCTGAAATGGTTGCCGTCATCAAAATGGTGACGGCAGGCAGCCCTGCCCCCGTTGATGTCAGAATTTTCTCTGCACGCGGCTGTTATCTTATTTCCATGCTTGCCAAGACAGAACGAGCTAAAGCCTTCCGAAAATGGGTTCTAGATGTTCTAGAGAATTTAATAAAACCCCAGATCGACCTCGAGAACCCTGCTTTCTTGCGGGCTACACTTCTTGACTACACTGACAAAGTGATTGCTCTTCAAGAAGAAGTAAAAGAGCTAACGCCGAAAGCCGAAGGCTTAGACCGGATCGCGGGATGGAGCGAGGGAACGCTCTGTGTGACTGATGCTGCGAAAGCCTTGCAAATACAGCGGAAAGATCTGTTCGCCTGGCTTCAATCTCATCGCTGGCTCTACCGCCGCGCAGGAAACGCACATTGGGTCGGCTATCAAGACAAGATCCAACAAGGCCTTGTCGAGATGAAAGTTGGCGAAATCATCAAGCCGAACGGCGACAGCAAAATCACTGAAAATGTGCGCATTACACCAAAAGGCTTAGCTAAGCTCTCAGCAATTCACGCAAATCAAGAGGGGGTGTGACATGCTGAAACATCTCTTCTTGACACCCATGCGCTTTTGTGAAACGATTCGAGTGTTCGCGGCAAAATCCGCGACCGGGATTAGCACCCCGTTTCAAAACAGTAGGCGTCCGAACCGTACGCCACCTGAGTCGTGCGGTTTTTCTATGGGATCGGGCGTTACGGAGCACCTGCGGGTGCGCCGCGACCTACTGCGCGGTAAGGTCAATCCGTTTCGCCTGGCCCGCCCGATTGACCTCGGACAGTCAGGCTCCACTCAAACAGTAGGAGCCTCGCTATGAAGATCATAGACGATAAAGCCAAAGGCTTGCCTGAAATCATTCCTTTTCAATTCGAGAACCAGAGTGTTCGCGTCATCCGTGATGAGCACGGCGAACCGTGGTTTATCGCGCGTGATGTTGCTGTTTTACTCGGTTATTCGAACACGTCCAAGGCCGTGAATGATCACTGTAAAGCAGTGAAGACCTGTCCTAACGAAATGGGAGGGCAGGTCCGTCATGTGCAAATCATCCCGGAGCGTGATGTCTACCGCTTGATCATGCGCTCCAAACTCCCCGCCGCTGAAAAATTTGAGGAGTGGGTCGTAGGCGAAGTCCTGCCCTCGATCCGCAAAACTGGGCAATATGGGGGCGCGTCCCTCGACCTTGAAGACCCGGCTTTCTTGAGGGCTACACTTCTCGACTACACGGGAAAGGTTCTGGCGCGTTCTGTCTTGACAATGCGCCGATTGTGTGGAACCATTCGAATGCTCGCGGCAAAATCCGCGACCGGGTCTAGCAGCCCGTTTCAAAACAGTAGGCGTCCGAACCGTACGCCACCTGAGTCGTGCGGTTTTTTTATTATGGGTTCGGGCGTTACGGAGCACCTTCGGGTGCGCCGCGACCTACTGCGCGGTCCTGCTAGTCCGTTTCGCCTGACCCGCCCATCTAGCAGTGGACAGTCAGGCTCCATTCAAACAGTAGGAGCCTCGCTATGAACATAAGCGACAACGGGCAAGCTATGCCCGCAATTCTTCCCTTCGAATTTGAAAAGCATTCCGTCCGGGTCCTTGAAAATGCCGGGGGTGAAGTCTGGTTTGTGCTCTCCGATGTGTGTCGGATACTGGAAATAACCAATGTCGGTAATGCGGCGGCGCGACTGGATACGGACGAAAAGAGTAACATCCGTAATCCGGATGTTACCTCTGCCGGTGGAAATCCTAATATCACCATCATCAACGAGTCCGGCCTTTACAGCCTCGTATTGACCAGCCGCAAGGCGGCGGCGAAGCGGTTTAAAAAATGGGTGACAGCAGAGGTCCTGCCCTCGATCCGCAAAACCGGACAGTACGGTGGCGCGTCCCTCGACCTTGAAGATCCTACTTTCCTCCGGGCTACACTTCTTGACTACACTGACAAAGTGATTGCTCTTCAAGAAGAGGTTAAAGAGCTAGCGCCGAAAGCCCAAGGCCTTGACAAGATAGCAGCATGGAGTGAGGGAACGCTCTGTGTGACCGATGCGGCTAAAGCATTGCAAATGCAGCGGAAAGATCTATTTGCCTGGCTTCAATCTCATCGTTGGCTCTACCGCCGCGCGGGGAATGCGCATTGGGTCGGCTATCAAGACAAGATTCAACAAGGCCTTGTCGAGATGAAAGTTGGCGAAATCATCAAGCCGAACGGCGACAGCAAAATCACTGAAAATGTGCGCATTACACCAAAAGGCTTAGCTAAGCTCTCAGCAATTCACGCAAATCAAGAGGGGGTGTGACATGCTGAAACATCTCTTCTTGACACCCATGCGCTTTTGTGAAACGATTCGAGTGTTCGCGGCAAAATCCGCGACCGGGATTAGCACCCCGTTTCAAAACAGTAGGCGTCCGAACCGTACGCCACCTGAGTCGTGCGGTTTTTCTATGGGATCGGGCGTTACGGAGCACCTGCGGGTGCGCCGCGACCTACTGCGCGGTAGTGCTAATCCGTTTCGCCTGGCCCGCCAGTTTAGCACCTGGTCGCCAGGCTCCATTCAAACAGTAGGAGCCTCGCTATGAAGATAAGCGACAACGGGCAAGCTACGCCCAAAGCATCCCCTTCTCTCGAAATTCGCGGCCAAAGCATCCGAGAAGATTCACAAGGCTTTGTGAACTTAAATGATATTCATGAATTGGCGGGGGGGACAAACGGACGGGACCCCCGTCGGTGGAAAAGTCTGACTGAAACAAAACGCCTTTTTTCTGCTTTATCCGCTAGACTACAAAATGTCGGATTTCGCGACATTAAGAGGAATAACAAAACTATATCAGTAGCTTATACCAAACGCGGAAAATCTGGCGGGACCTTCGCACACCCCATTCTTGCTGCCGCATATGCGGGTTACCTCTCCCCAGAATTAGAAATTGAAGTTAGAGAGATCTGGCTACGCTATCGATCCGGTGACGCAACCCTCGCAGATGATATTCTCAAGAGAGCCTCAGCCGAAGCGAACCGGTGGGCTGGCGTGCGGGCGCAATCTCGAGGGCAGCGCTCAAGCTATGCCTCAACTCTGGCAAAACACGGCGTGACTGGCAGGGGCTTTGCCGAATGCACAAATGCTATCTATTTGCAACTTCTCGGAGACGGGGCCAAAGGTATCCGTGAAAAACGAGGACTCCCGGAAAAAGCTAATATACGTGAAAGTATGTCAGTGCGGGAGCTTTCACTGACAATGGCGGCTGAAGCTTTGGCCGAGGAGCGAATTGATTACGAAAAAAGCTGGGGGAATGAGGAATGCGCGACAGCTTCGGCTCTCTCCGCACGCGCTATTCGTGGAGCCGTTGACCGCGAGCGAGCAACTTGGCGCAAACCAAGCACATCGACGGGGGTGTGAGATGTCGAATGTAGCGAAACTTCCGCTTGATGAACATTTGCTCTGTCATGTTAGTCCTGATTTTTCAGACTATTGGGCTATCGACGAGGCTGATAGACACAGTCTTGAAACCGCAACAGGACGAGGGCTGGCTGTAGAAGCATTAGAGTATTGCAAAGATGAGCAATGCGAAATCGCATTACTTGACGCTTTAAGAAGCATGATTCTGAAAGGCCGAGTAGGCCCGATAGAACTCGGCTTCTTAGACGAGATCTGCAAAAAAGCTTTGTCTTAACGCAAAGAGATAAGCGCCGCTCGGTTCTAGCGGCGCTAAACTTCTGAAGTTATTTATTTCTTGATGTGTAGCGTGCGGCCAACGCCATTTTGTTGTTCTCGAGGTGGCGACATGCGATAGCAGCCATGTCTGGTATTGTGCCGCCGCTGCGATAATTTTTTACTGTGTTGAGTGCAACGCCGAGGGCTTCGGCTGCTGCTTGATTCGTCAGATTCAAGCGCTCTTGCCAGGCCTTGAAGTCTGTGTTGTCGAATGCCGCTTGCTCGATAGCAATAACTGCGAGCTGATCCGCGCCGATACCCAGATCTTGCCCGCCGGTTGGACTCGGCCAGAGGACAGCATTGCCGTATTCATCGCATTTTGCTTTAGCAAATAGATCAGGATCAAGTAGCGATTTAGCTTTCTCTGTCAATCGAATGAAACCGCTAAGATCTATAGTGTGTCGGCTACCGTCTTGCCAGTTAAGTTCTAATGTCGTCGCGCCGGTCACTGTGATTTCTTGTAAACAAGGCAAATCGGGATCAGGTAGTGTTGTCATAAGAACCTCTTATTTTTGATTTTCGTTCCAGATCTTCATCAACGTGCTTTTGTTATTCTTAACCCAAGTTACGATGTCTTTTGCAACTCTCCGGGGGGCAGGCGGCCTTTAATGACTTTCGCGCTTTTGATTTCAATAACAGCGCGGCTGTCGGGTCCGTTCACATGTATGTGCGGTGGATTATGATCGCCCATATAGATCCAAATTTGGATTTTGCCGAAGCTTTTGATTGAAACCATAACCGCGCTCTCGTTCTTGTTACATGAGCATAGGCCAAATTTTGGCCCATGTCAACAAAAATAGGGCAAATTTTGGCCTCTTTCTGTTGAGAACAATGTGACGTATCTGACTTTCCCGGAAGACTTGCCAGCACCTTCTTATGGCTCAAGCGAAACAGTTAAATTCAAAGTTGTGCGGGCGGCTTTCGGTGACGGCTACGAACAAACCGCAGCAAAGGGGCTGCACAGCGATCAGAAAGAATGGTCGCTTTCATGGGCTGCATTGAGAGCGGATGACAAAGCTGCGCTTCGGCGTTTTGTTGAGAGCACTGCCGGTTTCCGAGCGTTCTGGTGGACGCCTCCGCTGCATGTTGCGCCGTCGCTCTGGCGCATGCGCGAAGATAGCTATTCTGAAAGCCCGGTCAGTCCGGACGCTTTTGATGTTTCATTTTCAGTTTATCGGGTTATTCGCTAATGCCTTCAGCTTCTGACTATCTTGAAAATGCTTGGCTTAATCATGTTTTGAACCATGTTTCTATGCCATCTCCAGCGTCTGTTTATATCAGCTTACACAGCCAAGACCCGACTGACGCCGGGACGGGTCAAGAAGTTTCTGGCGGGGGCTATGCGCGAACGCAAGTAACAGCTGGTTTTTCCGGGGCGTTCGGGGTTGTTAGCAACACTTCTGGGATTTCTTTCCCAACACCAATTGCTCCGTGGGGGACTGTGACGCATTGCGGAATTTGGGACACAGCGAGCGGTGGGAATTTGCTGTCTCATGCAGCGATGGAGACGGCCAGAGCGGTCGGGACGGGGGCTAATGTGCGCTTCTTAGCGAACCAGCTCCAGGTTTCAATCGCTGAAGGGACCGCGTCTAATTATCTCAGAGAAGCCTTGGCTAAGCATGTTTTGGTGAACGAAGCTATGCCGTCTCCGGCTTCAGTACATTTAGCGCTTTACGCGTCGGATCCTGGTCCGAGCGATACCGGTCAAGAAATTTCCGGCGGGGGATACGCGCGAACGCAAATAGCGGCGGGGTTCGCGGGAATCGCAAATGGAGCGGCGACAAACAGCGCGCCGATCATATTCGCAACAGCGACTGCCAGCTGGGGCCTTGTCACGCATTTCGGCATTCGAGACGCGGCAAGCGGCGGAAATTTGCTTTTCTACGGAGAGCTAACACAGCAGTCGGTTTTATCCGGAGAGATATTTTCGATTGGGACGAGTGGTCTTCGTGTGAGCATGAGCTAGTGTCAGTTGTAGATTTTAAAGCGCCGCATGAAATCGGCTTTGCCTCCGCGGTTGCCGTTGCATCGCCGCTGCCTTTCGCTGCGACCCATGCGTGGCGTTTCGCCGCGAAAGGCGCGCCGACCGCTGATATCACTTTCGCTGTAGCCCATACCTGGCGTTTCCAAGAGCAAGAGTTCTTCGCCCCTGCAACAGATTTATCGCGCCGCGTGCAATCCGGTGAAGTTGGTCAGATTGTAGAATTGTTCGCGATCGACTTAAGCTATCGCTATAAAGACGCGCCCGTGCTGCGCATAACGTCTAGCGCTCGAGAAAACGATTTCGTCCGTTGGCGCGGGATGAACTGGGTTCCGTTGCCCATCGATGCAGAAGGATTTGAAACAGTAAGCAACGGTCCGATGCCAACGCCGACATTTCGGATCAGCAACATCAATTTGCTCGCATCAGGGCTGCTTGTCGAATACGGCACAGACCTCGTCGGTGTAAAAGTCACGCGTCACCGGGTTCTGAGAGAGAACCTCGACGACGGCTTAGATCCGAATTCTGACGCAGAATTTCAGCCGGATATTTACATTATCCAACGCAAAACAGCACAGAATAGTGTTTTCGTTGAGTGGCAATTATCAAGCATCTTAGATCGAGAAGGTCGCAAAATTCCGGGGCGAAAAATCGTGCGCGATTACTGCGATCACGCTTACCGATACTGGGACAAAGCCGCCGAGGCATTTGATTACGCACGCGCGACTTGCCCTTATACAGAAGACGCGAGTTTTAATGCCGCAGGGCGTGCAGTGTCTGTGTTTGAAGATCGATGCGGCAAGAAACTTTACGATTGTCGCTTGCGTTTCGGCGCGCGGCCTTTGCCTTTTCGTGGTTTTCCGGGGGTAGGACGTATCAGTTGATGTTTAGCGCGACGGTAGCACAAGACTTTTTGAGCCATGCGGCGCGGGATTTCCCACGAGAGGCTTGCGGACTGGTCATAAACGGGGTTTACCATTCGTGTGAAAATATCGCTCAAAACCCGCAGACCGATTTTGCAATTGATCCGCGACATTGGTCCCGAGAAGTGCAAGCCGTCCTTCACTCACATCCTGCGGGGCCGGATAGCCCCACGGAAACAGATATGCGGCAACAAAGAGCGAGTGCGGTCCCATGGGGGATCGCAGCATGCATGAATGGCGCGTGGCAGCCAGTTTTTTGGTTCGGTGATCAAATTGCGCGACCCGCGTTGATCGGGCGTCCCTTTCGACATGGCGTAACGGATTGTTACGCGCTTATTCGAGACTATTACGCTGACAAAGGGATCTCTCTGCAAGAATGGGCGAGATCGGACGGCTGGTGGAACAACGGACAAGATTTGTATCGAAACGGCTTCACAACGACCGGGTTCCGCCGGATCGGCGAAAGTGAGGCGAAAGAAGGCGACGTAGTGCTCGCTAATATCCGTTCGCCGGTCCCAAATCATGGCGGCGTTTATCTCGGTGACGGCACAATTCTGCACCACCCACAGCCTGGCGGTGCACGGCTGGGCTTACGCGCAGCTCAGTCACTTTCGCGCCGAGAACCTATCGGGCCTTTCCTGAAATATATTACACACTGGTTGCGCTATGACACTGCGTAAATGCCATTTTTACGGACGGCTTGCTGAAATTACAGGACCTTTCTTAGAGATCGATGCGCGCTCCCCGGCGGAAGTCGTGCGCGCACTGAAAGCCAATTTCGGTCAAGAAGTTATTGAAGTTATACGAGAAAGCGACTGGCAAATCCGGGCTGGCGATCGCGATCGCGCGGCCCCGGTGCGTGGACGAGATCGACTTGTGTCTCATTACCCGCCTTGGCTCGATTTTCACTTTTTGCCGCATGTCAAAGGTGCTGGCGGTGGTGGCGGTAAAGCGACTTTCGCTATTATCGCTGGCGTCGCACTGCTCACTGTAGCAACGGCAGGCGCGTTCGGGGCTTTCGGCGCTGCGGCTGGTTTCGGCGCTGCGGCTTTCGGCGCGACATCGGCGGTTACGTACGGCACGCTCGCGATGGCTGGGGGTGCGCTTTTGTTGAGCGGTGTTTCCGGAATG